CCGGCTACGTCAACCCGTTCATCAGTTCGCACGTTCCCATTCTCTGGAACGCGCTGATTGGCGAGTTCGGGCGCAGCGTTGACTACTGGCCCGACGACGATTCGGCGCAGGTCGTGACGATCACCATCATTTGGAAGGAAGGCGCCGAAGACGAGACGATGTCGCCCGGCCGCTACTCCCATATCCTGGTGCAGAATTCGGATCTACCGCGCGACCCCAAGCCCGGCGACACGGTCGTGAACGACGGCATCGAGTACGATACCGTGCGCGTCAGCGCCTTCGCGTATGACTACAGCTTGATCGTCCTGCAGGACAGATCGGAGGATTTCTGATGCCCGTGAAAGTTCAAGTCAAGAAGACCGGGCGCCTGAAAGGACCTAACCTCAGCGACCCGCAACTCAAAGCCATCGGCGAGGAGATGGTGACAGTGCAGAAGAAACGCTGGGACGACGGGCTCAACGCCAGCGGCAATCAGGCCAAAAAACTCAGCTTTAAATATTTCAAGGAAAAGCAAAAGTACACCGGACAGGCCAGCCCGATTCGCGACATGACGATGACCGGCGAGACGGTCAAGAACTTCAGCCTTCGCCGGGCATCGCAAGGCTCGATCCGCGCGGAGAATACGTCGCGCCTCACGCGCCAGAAGGCGACTCGGGCGCAGAAGGCCGAAGAGATGATCGGTTTTGCGGGCACCGATCAGATCGCCGTTTTCAAGGCAAGCCAGTTGCAGTACGGCATCTACTTGCAAAAGGCCTGGATACCCATTGGTTAATTTCATCGATTTGACCAACGCGATTGTCAGCACGCTGGCTCTGATTCCAGAGTTGGTGGCGGCGTTGGGCGGCGATCCGGCCAACATCGTCGGGTACATCGACCGGAATCCCGACAATAACTCCACCTCACTCGCCATCTACAAACAGAAGCCCGGCAGCGTGCTGGTGATCTGGCAGGAGTCTGTGATCACGGAGGGCGAGATGGAAGCGTGGCTCCATCAGTTCGTCATCTTCGTCCGCGCTTCCCGCGGCAATTCTCCGCTCGATCTGATCTGGCTGATCATGAATGGCGTGCCCGTGCCCGGTGACGGGTTGCGCTGGCGCTACTGTCCCGTGATGCCGGGCGTGCTGCCCGCGCACATAACTCCCATCACCCGACCGATGGATTCCGAAGGCATCGACTATCACTCAATCGTTTGTGAAATCAAAGAAACAGGAGACGCATAAACATTATGTCTACGACTCTTGCCCCGCCCCGGCAACGCGACGGGATCAACCCGACCGCGGGTCCGACCAGTTGCCCGGCTAACATTCGCGAAACCAAGATCGCCTTCGGGATGAAGCCGCAGACCGATCTGGCAACCATCAACACCGCCCCAGAGCTATGGAGTCTCACCAAGACCAATCCCGCTCTCGGCGTCGTTAACCCGGTCACTGAAGATGACGCGCAGGACATCGGCAAAGGCGACGAATTCCCGACCACGGTCTATCCATCGAATCTCGACACGGCTGCGGTGATCGAGAAATACGTCTCCAGCGAATTCATGGCGTGGCTGTTCTGCTTCACCACGGGCAAAGCGACCAAAACGACCATCGGTGGCAGCGGGTTCAGTTACGCCGCGGTGCCGTCCGATCCAGTGGTCGAATGCATCAACCTGCCGCCGTTCACTTACGCCGAACAGATCCGCCCGCAGCCCGATTCCGTGGTGGACCGTGCGCTGGTCGGCATGGTGGTCAACGACTGGACGCTTTCGCTGGCGTCGGGACCGGGCCGCGCCAACTGCCGCGTCAGCGTCAACACCGTGGGCACCGGATCGGTGACGTTTCCGTCGGGGCTGACTTTCCCTGCCGTCACTACGGAGCATATGCTGAATGCTTCCGGCGCTTCGATCAACATCAACAACATCGATTACGTGCTCAACGCAAGTTTCATTTCCGCGGAATTCCGCTGGAACAACAACGTGCGTCTCGCCAGCGGCTACTATCCAGGCAGCGGTCAGCAGAACGGCTATGCCATCAGGGGCCGCATGGAATATGGCAATCGCGAATGCACGTTGACCTTCGTCGCCAGAGCGGCCAAGGGATCGCAGGAGTTCGCCAACCTGATGGCTCAGACGGAGGGCCCGGCGACGATCACGGTCAAGGGGGCTCTCATCGGCGCGGGACCGCAGACTCACCAGTTCTCGATTCTGTCAACACGCTCGTCAACCTCAGGCGTGGTCAATGGCGAGGCCGATGGCATCGTGACGGTCAATTGCACGGTGCGCTTCCTGAAGCCCGTCTCGGGCCCATATCTCTCGCTGACCGCGGTCTGCGAAACGGACGCCATCTTCGGGCTGTAAAGGAGGTTTCTGATGCCTATGGTCCGTATGGTGTTTCTCATCCTGGCTCTGGTCTGTTTCCTGGTCGGGACTATTAATATCCAACCGCCGGGAACCCGGCAAATCAACTGGGTGAGCGCTGGACTCGCACTGCTGGTGCTTGCCTATTTCGTGGGGGCTTAAACGTTATGTTCGATGACAAAGCTGAACTTGCGATGCCCGCGCCGGCCCGTCTGGGCGGCGCGATCGTGACCGTGCGCTGGCCGACCGACGCGGAATGGGCCATGCGCAGTCGCGCCCGCAAATTCATCACGCGGCGCCTGGGGCGCGGCAAGAGCGAAACCATCGCGCCCGAACCCGGCGAGGCCGACCTAAAGCTCTACGAGGCGATTTCGGTGAACGGTTCGCCGGCGCTTTCCGCGGCGGAAGCATCGATGGTGCTCGAGGCCATCTCCATGTGCCTGGTCACCAACGTCGAAGTTGACGGAACAGAGGCCTGCGTTTCACTGAACGTTGTCACTGGCTCCGTGCAGCATCACCTGAAAGTGCCGACCGCGGAACAGATCCTGCAGTATCGCAGGGCTGCGTTCCGGTTGATTGATTTGCCTTACAACCAGCAGGAGATTCGCTTTACTCCCGAAGCTGGCGCCAAGTTGTGGGACCAGTGCGAAGGCAAGGGCGACTCCTACCAGGGGTCGGTCCCGGCGCCGCACAAGGCCGAGGCTGTTCGCGCGGTGATCGACTTCGTTGACCAGCATCTGGGGCCTGCGACCGATGACCCAAACTCATAGCCGGCGGGGATTGGCCGGAACAACCTTCGCCGAAATTCATCTTTCACCGGATGCTGCGGCAAAAGGATCTCTGCCCCACGCCCGCGGAATGCCCAGAGGTGCTGATCTACGATCCGCTTGCCGGATCCTCCGCGCTGCCATGTCCAGAGTGCCCGCGACAGGCCCTCCAGAGTTACCTGGAATCGCCAGGCGGCCGGCTGATGTCGATCGTGATCGATCTCGATTTCGCGCTGCAAGCCGGCATCGCCGTGCCGCTGGACTCGATCCCGTATCCCGAATTTTTACTGCTGCGCCAACTGGCCGACGAGCGGGCGGAGTACGAGAAGGAACAGATCCAGGAACAAGCGAAGCGTAAATCCTGATGGCTTCCAATCGCATCTACATCCAGGTCGATTTTCAATCGCAAGACGCGAATGCGGCGATTACTTCGCTCAATCAGAATATCTCCAACATCGGCACGGCCTCGCAGCAGGCTACCGCGCAGGCTACGGCCGGCGTCAAGGGATTTTCGGTAAGTGTTGACCAGGCAAGTAATTCGCTGAGCCAATTGAGCGCAGCCCTGACCGGCCTGGGTGTCGCGAGAGTGACTCAGCAGCTGGTCGTGATGGGCGATCAGCTAAATCGGATTCAGAGAGCTTTTGCGGCCACGACCGGCGGCGCGCAAGCCTTTCAGGAACTTCAAAAGATCGCCGAAGCTAGCCGCTTCTCATTCGAGAATCTGGCCGCCAGCGCCAATCAGTTGCGCAATTTTGGAGTGGCGATGAAGGACCTGCCCGGCGTGATGCGAGCCTTCTCCGGCGCAGTCGATCAGGCCGCCGGAAACACTGAAGACTTGAGTCAGGCCGTCCAAGCTTTCGGCCAAATGACCAACCAGCAGTTCGTGAGCGCCAAAAGTGTGTACCAGAGTTTCGGGGCTGTCGGTCTGCAAATCATGCAAATGCTTCGGGACGAGACGCACAAAAGCGTGCAGCAGATCCGCGAGGATACGCGGCTCATGAATACCGACATCCTGGCGCAGATGATCATCATACAGGCCCGGATCAAGAGTCTGGAGGCGGGGCCGGTCGGCGAATCAGTCACCGCGCGTTTTAGCCAGTTGCTGACCTCGATTAACGCCCTCGCCCAGGAATTGGACCACGCGCTGGGACCATCTTTGGGCAAGGTGCTCGGGCTGGTGGAATCCCTTGTAACGGGATTGACCGATCTGACGAAGGCTTTCGAAAAACTGCCGGAACCCGTCAGAGATGTAGCCGTGGGATTGGGCGGGTTGGCTCTGGCCGGCGGGGCGGTCGCTGGAGCATTCGCCGCATGGCGCGGGATCGCCGGAGTAGTTGGCACCGTAACGGCCTTTCTCGGCGGCGCAGCCGCAGCGACTGCCACCGTGGCGGCCGAAGCCGGGACGGCTGCAACCGTCCTGACGGGTGTAATCAGTCTGGGTACCGGCTTAGGAGAAATTGCCGCGATCATTGCTGCCATTGTCGGCGGTGTCGCGTTGTTGATGTCTTTCGGCGAAAAAGCCAAGACGCAAGCACCGACCAAAGATGCCCGCGACCAGCAGATCGCGGACCTCAAGCGCCAATTGGCGGATTTGTCGAAGCGGCTGTACGCACCCGACGAAAAGAAGACCGAAGAAGCCAACAAGCGGGCCGCCGATCTGCTGGATGAAGCCAACAAACGCAGCCTGATGGTCGGCAAGGAGAGCATCGCCGCGCTCACGGAAGCCTACAAAGTACACTTTCGTTCCGTCGCGGGATTCGCCGAGGCCACAGCCACGGTCCGCAAGGCCCTCGAGGTGGACATCGCCACGGAGGTCAAGAAGGCTGACGAGGAACGCCGCAAGGAGCACCTCAAGAACCTCGACGAGCTTCTCTCACTGCAGCGAAAGGTTGATACCGCGCGCGCCAGCGTGATTCCCGACGAAACTTATGCTGGGCGGCAGCAGTCGGCGCAGCGAACCGCTTCTGACTTTGAAGCAGATATCCGCCAGCAAACGGCGAGCCTGAACGCGGAATATGATCGTCGCGCCAAGTTGCAAATCGATTCCTTGCGGGCCATGGGCGGCGAACACGCAGCGGAAGTCGCCAACCTCGAAAAGATGATGGCCGACAACCGCATCGAGCAGAACGCCATCGCGGATGCGAAGGTCGCCCAGCATCGGCTTCAATCGGAGCGCGAGATCAACGTTCTCATCGAAGAACAACGCAAGCAGATGGCCGAGCAGGATCTGCAGGATCAACTGACGCTCATCGAGCAGACCAAGAACCTGCGGGTCGCAGCATTGGGTGCAACCACGCCGGAAAGCCTCCCTGAACGCTTGAAGCAGATGCGCGACGTCCAGCAGGCGCAGATAGAGGCGATTCAAAAAACGCGAGATGCCCGCATCTCCGCGGCCAAGGGCGAGTACGATTATTTCGTCCAGGAGCATCCCGGCGCCACGGAGTCCATCGGCGAGGAGTACGCAAAGTTTGAGCATCTCCGCATCCAAACCAGCCGCGATGCCGAGGTGCAGATCCAGCTGGAGCGCATCAACCTCTGGAAGGAATCGAACGACGCCATCATCGCGGAACAGAAGAAGGTTTACGAGGGCATCAAGAGTGCCCTCGATAAGGTCTGGGACGCGCTGCTTAGTAGATCCCAAAGCGTCTGGCAGGCGTTGGGAAACGCCCTCAAGACGGCAGTGCTTGGCGCCATGAAGGAGATCGTCACCAGCCGGCTGGCGGCGACGATCGCCGGCGTGTTCGGTTACGGGACTTACAGCTTCAAGCGGGGTATCGGGGGCATCTACGAGCCGCCGTCGCCGTCCGGCAGCGGAATCCCGCTCGAGGTCCCCGCCATCGGCACTGGCGGTGGCGGCATCGTTACAAGCCCTAGCGGCGGCGGCCAGGGCGGCGCCGCCCGCTATGTCACCGATGAGCTCGGGCAGTACATGCGGGCTGCACAAATCGAAACCGGGTCGCAGGCCGACGTGGCGCGGATGCAGTCGCGTGGATACGCAGGCCGCTCGATGGACGATCAGGTGGGAGGAACGCTGCCCGCGGCGACTGGTGGCACCACGGGCGGCGGCGGCGGCACCACGGTGGGCGGAACCGGGGGCGGCGGATTCGGCGGATACGGCATACCCGGAGCCGCCGGGGGGCGCACTTCGATGCAGCAGAGTGTCGCGAGATTGCGCGACACGCTCAATATCGGAAAGCCGATCACGGTCGCCGACGGAACCTTCGATGCGAAGGGCAACGCGATCCCGGCGGGCGGTACGATTCCGTGGGCGGATGCTACCGGGATGCAGCGCATGAGCGCGATTCTGAAGTCGCCGGCAGCGGCACAGATCGGGATGACCGCTGGCTCCATGCTGGCAATAGCCGGATTGCAGCGCGGAGGACCAGCCGGGGGAGCGGAAGCCATCACGGGTTCGACCCTGATGGGCGTCAGCGCGGCGTCCATGTTCCCGGCATTGGGCCTGACGTATCTGGGAGGTGCGTTGCTAGGCGCAGGGCTGGGCACGCTGGCCTACGGCATCCAGCGTGGCGGCAAAGTGGGTGCGGCTCTCGATGTGGGTGGAGGTGCGCTCGCCGGGGCCGTTGTCGGCACGGCGATCTTTCCCGGTCTGGGCACCGCGGCTGGCGCTTTGATCGGGGCGGGCGTGGGCGCGATAGCGGGAGCGGCCCGGCTGCTGTTCCCGACGTTGATGGAGCGCATCCGCAGCGAGGTCAAGCGGGTCTACGGCGTCGACATTCCGCAGGCGTCGATCCGCAAACAGATCGCCGACATCATTACGCAGAAGTACGGAGGGAATCTCAGCATCGGGATCTACTCGCAGGACGTGCAGGATGTCGTGCGGCTATACGCCATCAGCACGGGCCAGAATCAGGGGGGCCTGCCGCGACCGATGTATGGCGCGAGCTTCGCGGAATCCGGGGCGGGCGGGCTACAGATCCAGCCCGTCTACAGCGGCGGGCAGTTGATCAACAACCCCTACGTCGGCACCACGCAGACGCAACTTTCGAATGCGCTGTTCACCAACCCGGCGGTTTACATGCAGCTTCATCCGCAGCAGGCTGCGGATCTGTTCGCGGGACAGGTTGTGAAGGTCATCGGCAACAATCCGGGTTCGATCGCGGCGGCGAACACCTCGGCGGCACAAAACGGCACGAACCGCACGACGCAGGCCAGCGCCTTGATGGAACCGCTGACGGTGACGCGATGAGGCTACTTATTGAGCCAATTGCCCAGAATCACGCCGATCCAGACCGCCGCCGCCACCCACGCCGCGATTATGGGGGGCTTGAACAAGAAGCTCCAGTCGGGGCCGATGCGATGGGCGCTGTCCGCTCTCGCGGGGGCGGTCCGGGCGGCCTTGCCCGCGCGGCAAAGCCCAGCAATAATCGCGCTCATCAGAAAAATGGCAAGGAGGCAAGCGACCACCACGAGTATCGTCATTACCGCCAGCATAGCCTGACCACCTGGGGTGAAGTCGCCATAATTTATCCCCAAAAATGCGAAAAGCAGAATCGACAGGAACCGCACGACGCGGGCCCCGGCGCTGATGAAGACGGTGACGCGATGAGATTATCGGATTCCTTCCAAGACGCGATCGCCGCACGGCCCGTCCTTGGGTGGAGTGACACCCTGCTTCAGCATTTTGATTTGGCAATTAACAATGATCGATTTTTGTTCCGCCTTGTAATCTTCGTCCTTCAGCCGTTCGCCAACCTTGGTAACTTCTGCATCGATTGCAGTCGCGTAGGCTTCTTGGACCTTGGCCGTAGCCTCTGGATTTCCTTTGGCTTGCCGGAACAGCGCGGCAAATTTGTAGGTCTGAGCCTCGATCGTGCTGCCCTCAGCCATTGCCTTATCGTATTGAGCTTTTTCCAGCGCCTGTTGCGCGGCTTCCATTTGCTCCTGCGCTTTGCGGCTCTGCGGTGCGGTTTTCTTAGCCTTGGCTGGAGCGTTGGTGGGGATGGAATCGGTCTGATATGCGCAGACCATGCCGGCGAAAAGGAACATCGTAACGAAATATCTCATTGCTTTCAGGGTAGCGATACCGATCAACCTCACGACACTACATTTCACCCCAACTTCTGTACTGAAAATGCAAAGGCGGGGCCACTGACGGTGACGCGATGATGTTACTTATCGACGAGCACCTGATCGATAATCCATGCCGCAGGCAAATCCGCACGGTCCAGCGACTGGATGCGCGACCAGTTCATCCAACCGCCAGCATCGTTAATGACGTGTTCGCGCTTATCCAAAACCTTGACCCGTTCGCCGTCGCGGAATTGCACTGCTTTACGCTTTGGGAGCATGTTGTTCCTAACGGCTTCGCGGTCTTCGAAACGGATTGCCCACGCTGCCGCGTGTCCCCGCAGCGCGGTATCCGGGTCCGGTCGCACGCAAAGGGATTCGCCGATCACGGTTGCGGCCACCCCGAACTTGGGATCGTCGAGGACGTATTGCCGCGGTGGCGCGGCCTGCGTTCGGTTCCCATGATGCGAATCGAGGAGGTACAGGCCCACACCGGCCACAATGGCGAAGGCAACGAACTTGAGGACGTCGTTACGGAAGTGGTTCATCTTCTTCCATGGTATGGAAGGGGCCAGGTCAACCGCAGCAGATTTCACCCCATCGGAGGCGAATTTGCCCGGTAACCTGAATGGCGCGGTGCCCGTCGGCGTGATGCCCTTCAGTCTCTGTTCGGCCTTCCAGGAAGAACTGAGATTGGAGACGCTGGTCAATGCCTATCCCGATGGATCGAGCGATCGGGCTGCGCTCGCGGTCAACGTGCGGCACTTCTTCCGCTTCACCCGCAATGTGACCGCCGCGCAGTACACGGCGTTGTGGAACTTCTACCACGCGCATCCCGTCGATGCGTTTTATTTTTATAACCTCCGCGAGACGGTCCCTCCGTGGACATGGGACCCGACGGGCAACAAGCCCGACGGGCGTTACATCGTCGTCTTCGACGGGTCGTGGAGCGAAACGATTATGATGGGCCGTTCGCAGGCCTCACTGGGCCTACGGGAGGTGCAGTGAGCGATTCGCTGGGCCCGATCCCGATCCCCGATCCGCCCGTCATCAGCGTCTTCCCGATCCAGCCGGATTATGGAAGCGGCATCGACTTCACGCCGCCGACCGCGGCTCACGTGTTCGACCAGCCCGGCCTGAAGACGGAGCAGCGCTACCTGCTGGGCTCCGGGGCCCGGCGCTTCCGCGTCACCAAAGACCATCTCTCCTGCGACGAATACGACAACCTCAAGGCGCATTTCGAGCAGGCCCAGTCGAGCTATGCGCAGTTTCCGTACACGCACCCGACGCCCGCGGGCAACATCACCGTCACCGCCCGCTACGAGAATCCGAACATTCAGTTCCCGCACCTCGTCGCGCTGATCGTCAGCGATCCCGGCGTGACCCTGCTGGAGGTTCCGACAGTGGTGCCGGCGTACACCAGCGTGGCGACGGTCACTCGCCTGCCCGATTCGACGTTGACCAGTGCGCTGCTCGATCAGGTGCAGCGCATGATTCCGCTGGTCACCGTCACGCCGCGGGACGGCACCGCGCCGATGTATCTGTCCAACCAGCGCTGCACGGTGGATGGCCGGCTGTACCTGCCGCGCCTGGTCGATTGGGGCGGAATCTCGCAGACCATCGGCGAAGCCAGCGATAGCGCGACGTTCACGTTCGGCAATGCGGACGACGTCTGGACGAAGCTCGCCAACCAGGCGAACCTGCTGCGGGCCGGCATTCAGTTCAGCCTGTTCCACGTGAATTCGAACTACCTCATCGAACTCTGGGGAGGGTATGCGCGACCGTGGTCGATGGATTCCAGCGGGCAGTTCGTCCTGCCCGCGAGCGACGGCGTCTTCCAACTCGGACTGGCTTACCCGGCGAGGCAACTCTCGCGCACGTGCTGGAAGGTCTACCGGGGTCGCTTCTGCCCGGCGAGCGCTTCTAACGGATTCCCCGATTGCCCGAAAGACTTTGACAGTTGCGTGGCCCGCGGCGTGCCGAAGTCGTTCGGCGGCGTGGTGGCGCTGCCGCAGTCGGTCCACATCAAAGACAACTCGACGGGCGTGTTCGGCTTCGGGCGCAGCAGTTTTACGTCCGTGTCGATTGCCGACGATTCGGTCTACGACCGTTCGGTGCAGGAGGTCTACACCGATGAGGCGATGCTGGTCAACTGCGATGTCGCCGTCGGGCGCGATGAGAGCAACTTCTACAGCGCACTGGGTATCGTTGGCGAAGGTCCCATCGGCGGTTACGACGCGAACCTCCTTCGTCATACGCTCGACGGCCAGCCGCCCCATGATCCGCTGCGCGGCGGCGGCTGGCGCGGCATCCTGGGAAACGATCCGGCGGGCGACTCGGACTACTTCGTTATCGACCAAGCGCCGTGGCTCAAGCAAGTCAAGGGCTGGATACCGACGATTGCCAATCTTCCGACTAGCGGCAACCAGGACGGAGACGGTTGGATCACTCAAGACACGGTCCATTTGTACGTCTGGAACAGCGACTATTTCGCAGACAACGGCAAACTCAGTTACGCCGGGGGGCTTGCCTTCGCCGAAATCCGGCGCACGGATCAGGTCGGCCTGCAACTCTCCGCGGTCACCGACCGCTCGATGTCGGTCACCGTAGATCAGGGCATCGCCGGCTGGATCTGGACCGCGCCAGGCCAGCGGGTCTACACGGGAGACGATCCAGACCCGACGAAGCGTGGATTGTCCAACACGGTCTGGGTCGCGGTCAACGTCTACCTGCGAGCCATCGGCCTGCGCGTGATTCCGTCCAACGCGTCCGCGGTGCCGGCGTCGGAGATGGAGAAGTACTTCGACGTGAATCAGGCCATCGCGATGGCGGCGATCTGCGATCTGCAAGTGCCCAGCATGATCGTGCCGACCGTCAACGAGCGGCAGTTTCCCTTCCGCGGCGTGCTCAAGGAAAAGAAGCCGTTGAAGGACTGGCTCCAGGAAATTCTCAATTGCTGTTTGGGATATTACACGTTCGTCAACGGCAAGTTGTGGATTGGCATCCGCTACCATTCCGGCGCACCGTCGGCGTACCAGTTCACGCGGGATTCGATTCTGTTCAAAAGCCTGAGCGCGGCACCGCTCAATCCGCAGTTCAACTGGTTGCTGGGGCAGTTCGGCGACGAGGAGTTCAACTGGGCCCTCAACACGGTCGGCGTTTACGATATGGACGCCGCCACGCTCGCCGGCAACGGAGACTCGCCGCAGTACACGCAGAGCACGATGACCTTCGTTGGAGTGTCTAACAAGAGTCAGTGCGCCCGGATCGTGACGACGCGCCTGCGCGAGGAGGTCGGCGGCGTCGGTCCCGCGGAGCAGCGTGACGCCCGCAACTTCAGCTTCCGCACCACGCTGCTCGCGCTCCAGATCATGGCGGGCGACATCGTCGCCATGAACAGCCCGCGCCTGCCCAACGGCTATTGCGAAGGGCGCGTGCAGTCATGGATGCTGAATCCCGACTTCAGCATCGACGTCCAATGCACCGCGACGACCGATAGCATGTATGCGCTCGACTCGGGTCCGAAGCCCGCGGACGGTCCCGCAGCGCCGATCATTTTCGAACATCTCCCGTCGATCAACGGCCTGACCTGGATGCCGAATGAGTTGGGACCGATAGCCGCCGATCCGATCTACCCGGATATGCTGGAACGAACCTTCGATCTCTGGCAGGATTACCAGGTTGCCCGCGACGGGTCCTGGGAAGCCGCCCTCTGGGTCGCCGGGCAGATGTGCATCAACCAGTTCGTGCCGGGGCAACAGCCGCGCATTCTGACCGGAGTGCTGGCCGCGGGCGGCACGCTCGACGGCCCACAGACGGTTTATATCGCGATCACGCAACGCCTGAATTCGATGCTGCCGCTTGCGCCTTCGAACCTGGTGGGGCTCTGGATTCCGCCGGGCGTCACCGGGCAGAAGGTGACGTTGAACGTGGCTGCTTCGCCCGATTCCGATCCGCCGTGGGATCTCTGGGCGGGCAACGACCGCCGCACCATCGGCCTGCAATCGAGCGGCACGAACGTGCAACCCAGCGTGGACTTCCTGGGGCCCGTCCACCCGATGACGGAAGGCCTGCCGGAAGCCGCGGCCCGCAAGGTCGCCATCGCGGCGAAGAAAGTCTGGCATAGCGGCGTGGCGGGCGTCACCGTCACCGGAGTTACTGCGCCGAACCAAATCCAGTGCAACGATTTCGAGGGCAGCACGGACGACTGGGTGGACTCCATGATGACCGCTCTCGCGGATCAGAGCGACGGCTCCGCGCCTTTGTGGAACTTCGTAGTCACCGCTTTCGATTCCGCTTCAGGAACATTCACGGTGGAACCGGATTGCGTCCGCGGGGCACCGGAGGATTCCGTGCAGGAAGGCGACGTCCTCATCATGCGGTCCTGGGGAGTCGAGTCAACGGCCACGACCGTGCGCGATCCGTTGTGGAACAACTCCGTGGCCCGCAACCAATTTGGTTCGCCTGGATTGCACCCGGATGAAGAGAAGGGCAGGATCTGCCGGATTCTGCGTGGCGTCGGAGCCGGGCAGTATCGCTTCATTACGGGCAACACCGCCGATACGCTCACGGTCAACCCTCCGTGGGACGTGATTCCCAACCTCGATTCGATGGTCATAGTGGAAGCTGCCGACTGGATCTATCAGGCGGAAACCAGCGATCTCCAGGTGCCCATCGAGGGCTCACGCGTCGAGATCCGCATGCGCGTCGAGAATCTGGTGAATCAGGTCGCGCTGGTCGCCGGATTCCTGGTGGACGATCAGGGTCGCTACAGCGACGAAGCGGTCGCACCAATGCGCGAAATCTTCATTTATGCGCAACCTCCGGTCGTGCGCGTCGTCGGGCCCGACGGAACTGCGCCGTGGCTGACGTTGCCGACCGACCAGACCATCCGGGTAGACACCAGTGGCACGGAGGACGTCACGGTGCAGCTACTGCCACTGGCGGATTATCAAGGGCGCACTCTCTATGTGAGCAACGACAACGGACCCAACAACGCCATCGTGCAGTGCGCCGACGGCGAGGCGTTGTTCGATGGCAATACATCCGTCACTCTCGCGCCACTCGAAACCGTTCGGGTGACGGCAGGATAGATATGTCAACAACGACGCCAGGAAGCTGGATCTACGAAAAAGGCAGCGTCAGCGGAGGAGGCAGCGGTGGCCCCGGCGGCGGCGGTGTGCCTGCGCCCCCGGTGTCCATCGAACCGCCCGTGGAAGTCATTTTCCGCTCCGACCATCGCGTGGAAGTGGATGTCGAATGGTTCGCGGATGCCCTCGCCACCAAGAAGAATTTCACGGGTTGCGTCGTCTACGTGGAAGACCCGGATATCTCGACGGGCGCGAACCCACCGCTGGACTCGGCGCTCAATCCAGATTTAGGAGTGCCTCTCGACGGCACCGTGCAAGTCAGCGGCAACTGGGCTCCGGTGCTGGTCAACCATTCCGTCGAATCGCCGGCAGTGCTGTTCCTCGATTCGATCATGGGCAGCACGGCAGGCCAGAGCTACAAGGCCGGGCGCAACATCCGCATCTATCTTGCGGCCTACGGACCCTCTTCGAATCCGAACCTGGTCCGCGCTACCGACACGACGCCGACGCCGAACATCCTCGTCTTCATCCCGCAGGGGCGCGGGCAAGGCGAGAGCGGCGAAGAGTGGGCATTCCTCGTCCAGGTCATCAAGGACGCTTCCGGCAACCAGACGAGTCCATCGGTCGTCGTCAACACCGACTACAACCGTCTTGTCCCGAAATACTCTTTGACTCTGCGCTACACGCCGCCCGACCCATCGATTCCCGTGCCGCCGGGCATCAACCATTTCGGCGGTTGCCGCATTGTGTTCGTGCAGTATGACGCGTCGGGCAATCCCATCTTCCCCGGCTCCGACACCGGGATGAGCATTCCGGTGGCGCAGGCCGATGCCGGATTCAAGAGCGACGACTATGAACCCTCGCCAGCCGGGGGAAAGTTCCGGGTCTATTTCGTCAGCGAAGACGATAGCATGCCCTTGGGCTATCACTGCAATTCGCTGGTCGAAGGCACGACGCCGTGGGCAGACGCGATCATTCCGCCAATCGCCCCGGTACCCGACGTCACGAACTTCACTATCGCCAACCAGGAGACGCGCTGGTTCGAGGACGGCTCAAGGGTCGCCCATGCCGATTTTTCATGGCATCTTCCAGACGATATCCGCTATGCGGGCGTGTATCTGTATCTGGTCAACGTGACGGGCAGCGGATCGACGCTGACGAAATTCCCCAAGGATCTTTCGGGCCCGCAGAGCAATACCGCGGGGAGTTATCCGAAAGACGTTTCGGACGTACCCTCGACGCCGGAAACGTGGACGATTGCCTGCATTACCTACGACGTCAGCAACAAGCTCCAGGACGATCCGAAGAAGATCGCCCACTCGCCGACGGTCACATGGGTTGTCGGCCCTCCGACTCCCGGCA